ACGAGCGAGCGGAAGCGCTCCGGCACATTGTCCAGAGCCTCCCGGCGCTCTTCTTTGGTGTCTAGCGACATAATGTATGCCGCCATCTGTCTAGGTTTTCCAGATAGCCCAGCCATCTTCTAGGCTCCGGCTGGTTGGCCTGAAGTCAGACTCATGCCTCCGGCAGAAGCTGCAGAGATTCGTGAGCGTCCGGCGCATATCATCCTCATCGGAGAAGAACAGGCACTCATCACTGCCTTTCTCAAGCTCCAGAAACGCCTTCAGTTCCTTAGATCGCGGCCTGAATGATTGGACCGGCTTCTTGATTTTCTTGATTCTCAAAACGGTACATCCTCGAAGTCAACGTCTAGGGTTTGAGCCGGAGCGGCTGGCTTTGGCTGATCATCCTTCTTTTTGAAGGAGAAGCTCAGCAGTGGCTTCTTGGGGTTGTCGGAAACGTCATTCTTCCAGACATTGATGAAATACTCCTGACCATCAATATCACAGTTCCCCGTGAAGTGCGGGTGCTTGTCTGTGGTCCTCTTCTGATTCTTCCAGACCGCACCGCGATTGGTTTTATCGTAACTCATTAGTAACTCTCCTGATTGAGCGCCGAGACAAACTTCTCCTTGATTACCTTTCTCTCGGCAGTGGTGAATGGCCCACCCTTAGATGGAGCCCTAAAAAGCAGTTGCTGATCGTCCTGCGGTAATCCAAACCACAGCTCAGCAACCCCGTATAGCTCTTCAAGGTTCTCTTCTCTGGAGTACCTATCAATTGCTTCTTTAACGTCCTGAATCAGCCCGTGATTGTTCAGGATCGCCTGAGTGTTATCCTGCATGAATTGATCTAGCTTCCAGCCCTCATCACGGGTATGGCTGTAACGAAGCTCGTTGCCGCTGTAGGCACGAAGCTCCACGACACCCTTCTCATCGGTCAAGCCTTCCCAGCGTAACTTCAGATACTTGGGGTCTTCGCCCTTCTTTAGCTCAATAACGATGTTGGGATAGTCGTACAGTTCCCTGCCTATCCCCAAGTTGAAGCAAGCCCGCTTGAACGCATCAGACGCTGCGCCCTTCTCGGACTCGAAGTTGGATGGTGTGCCGACATCCTGCACCCACACCCATTCCTTGATCTCTGGGTTGTAGATACCTACGGAGCAGTACAGGTTGCCATCAATGACCTCATGCTTGCGCTGCCAATAACCCGGACCAACTACATTGTCCAGACGGTTCTGATCTACGCGAGCATCCTTGTAAGCCAGGTAACTAACCTTTTCGCCAGACTGTCGGCCTAGCCTGAATTCCACCTCACTGATTTTCAGAGGCAGTCTGAGTTTGTCGTACATGACGTTCTCCCTATTAAAGTTGAAGGAGAATTGTACGCTCTTTGTGGTAGGGATGCTAGCTTTAGATGTATTCGCCAGTACGCATCATTTCGGCAAGCTCTATTGCCCGGTTGCCGGTCTGTCGGGCGAATTTGGAATCGAGCACCTCTGCGCCAGCAGACTCCCAATCCTCAGCCGAGATTGCCCACATCAATTTACGAAATTTCGAGAATGAAGGGCCGCCGACGCAGAAGTACAGGTCAATAATAGCATCTCTTCTTGCAGGGCATAGCGTTTCGAACCACTCATAGTGTCCCAGCTCCTGGACGCAGACATTGATGTCCCGGTTGAGCATCATCAGGGCTTCTTTCTCGGTGATGCCGTTATCTGTAAGGTTTCGCCCCACACCGATGGTGGTCTTGCCTGCAGTGCATTGGTACGGTCTCAGGCGCAGTCCTTCGTGCTTTATCAGTAGATCAGTCAGTTTGCTCATCGGTCATCTGCCCCGCAAGCCAGGAGTGGTTTAATGAGAGTATGCCCAGAATAGTATAGGGACTGATCCCTGAAGCCAATTTGGACTCTATCCACCGGCACAACTGCTCATCAGCCTCAACCGCCATATCCTCCAGTTTATCCGCAGACAGAACAGGAAGATCAACGACATTGCTCATGGCGTAGCTGTCACCCTTGCGATCTCTCCCTTATCCTTGTGGTAAGTGATCGCCAGAGCGCCCCTCTGAGAGTGTTCAAAGCCCCTTGCTGCGTAGGCATCCCGACTTGCCAGCGTAGGATGACGCTCGATGACAGCCCCTCCAGACTCGATCACCTCGCGGGTATGCAGATGCCCTGTGGCTATGTAAAGGTAGTCTGCCTGCGCCATGCTGGACCTAAACTCGGGCTCCGAGAAAAACTTCCCGGACAGGTTCCTGATCTTCGTTAAGTGGCCGTGATGCCACCCTAAGAACACCTTGCCCCAAGTAAACTGATAATAGGGCATCTTGCAGTCATCAATGGTCACCCTGGGGTTCTTGTCGAACGCCATCTTCATGACTGCCTGTAGCCACACGGACCCCGCGAGATCGTGGTTACCCTCGCACATCACCACATGAACGCGCTTGTGTTTATGCAGGAGCATCTCAACGGCTCTGACGCAGGTCTTCACCGCAACCTCTACCAGCTCGTTGTATCGTCCACTAGCGTCCAGAGGATGCTTGCTCAATGGCGTTACGGATGAAAGCCCGTCAAAGTGGAGGAAGTCTCCCATCTGAACGAATACAGCCTGCTCGGAGTCAGGACAGCCATCCATCATGGTCTGAATCCCCCGGTACAGGGTATCCTCGGCGATCTTCAAGTCCCACTCTTCCCCGGTCTCCTGTCTACAAGAGTAAGCACCCACATGGTAGTCAGTAATCGTGTAGACGCTGCACAGGTCTTTTGTGACCCTCTTGGGAGCCTGCACTACCGGCCACGGCTTGATGCCTTCAGAGAGGCTGACAGACACCTCACGCATGATCTCGGCCATGCGCTCCTTATCCACCTCGGTCTTGACCCACTGAATCTTGGCGTTGCCATCAGCGTCCAGGAGAGTTGACTTGCCGCGCAGCCTGAATCCATCCGGGACTGATCCGGCATGAGTCTCGTAGCCCTTAGCCGCCGCATCAGCCCTGATCTTGGCAACGTGCTTCTGGACATTACGCATGGTAATGCCTAGCTCCTTCGATGTCTGAAGAGCGTTACACTCGTTCATGATGTAGCACTCAGCGACCGCTCTCTGTCTAGGAGTGGACGCATAAGCGAGTATGCCCGGTTCTATTAAAGACCGGGGATCATAGATAGGTTTGCTCATTGTTGGCAGACGGGTTCCCAGGAGATGATCGGAACCAGATCAAACAGGTTGTCAATTGTCTGATCTATATTCTTTGCAGTCTGGAGCGGGCAGAGAGCCTCTTCTACTTCCCTAGCCTTCTGACCAACCTCAGTCGGATTGACCGATCCGCACCCGGTCATAACCAGAATGAATATGATCATGGCTATTAGAGCTATCGCCCTCATGTCATCTTTGACCATCATTTGAATAATCCCTTTGTCCACTGGTATGCCCTTACTGGTGTCCACATGACCCACTGACCTATCGGATGCACGTTGCATACAGCCAGGGCTTCCCTGAATATCTTATCGGCCATTCGCTGATCTATCCCATACAGCCTCTGAGCTGCCTCAGTGCATAGGTAGTCGTGAACGATTGCTGCCTTTCTGTTTTTTGCGTTAGCCACTGGGACCAACCATCTGAATAATCTCGGAACACTTGCAAGGTCCGTGAAGAAACCTGCAGGGACAATGATCTCCTGTCCTATGGTTTCACTGTAATACTGAACACGGCTCAATAACCGCCAGCCCTTATTCACGGGCTCCATGATCACGCTTTCAGTAACGAAGTGGCTCAAAGTTTATCCCCGACAGAGAAGTAAGCGACCACGGCTATCCAGAACAGCCTCTCGGCAAAAGCAATCGCCGGGTGTATTTTGGACAACTTCTCGTCCATCGAGTTCACGCGCTCTTCAATCTTGGTCTGCCTGCTGAAGATTGTCGTGATCCGCTCTTCAACCCTTGCTAGAGAAATCACCGCTTCCTGCAGCGAATCAATCTTCTGCTCGACCCTCCGTAGTCTGTCCTCTGTCATCACTGAATCTCGCTAATTCTCTTCTGCTTCTTGCCTAATGCTTCACCAAACACGCGAGCATATTGCGTAGCATTGGTAGCAATCTTGAGAACCAGTTCATCTTTAGTCCCACCGCGATTAACCAGAATAGCATCCAAAAGCGGAGTTTCCGCTGTCTGGTCTTTCTGGTATGCGGTTGCTTCCAAAGCCTGCTGATCCCAAGACTTAATCTCGTCTTCGTTATATCCTTCCTTAATTGAAGAAATTTCCTGCTCAAAGTCTTGATTTATTCGCTTGGTGTCTTCAGCAATATCTTTCGCCGTGAGCGGTTTTTTTACAAATCCATCCTGATCAGTGTAGGTATAAACAACCTGCCTTCCCGCAGAGTTTGATTGAAACAAATCAGCAGGAACGCTATCCACACTCACTATCTTCGATGTTTGATCAGTAATGGAGCTATATAGATAGTTCTCGCCATTTGAGACCACTCTCAAATAATCAGGCAAACCAACGGAATCTGAATCAGGAAACGAAAGCTCAACGATGTTTGTTTGCTTATTTACGATAATCTTCATTCTATCAGTAACTCCGTTGATGAAATTGCTACGCCCACTCTTGCACCACCATCTATGATCGCGTCATCAGCCACATTTGTAACATTTCCATTCACATCACAATAATAAACCGCAGCAGGAGTTAAACCAGTAAAGTTATCCTGCACATTAAATCTGACCCTGTAATCTACGGATGCGGCTGCGGAAGCACTTGTATCTGCGATCCCGACAAAAGAATCAAAGTTAGTGCCAGCCTGCCTTAACATAGATATGTTCTTTGCTTGACCATTTGCCCATGAAAAGTATGAAAATTTCTTGTCGTAATATTGTTGGCCCGCGTGTGAGAAACTTCCCGGGCTCTGAGTTCCTGTTGTCTCATCACCTGCGAGAGACTGAGCGACATTCGATGAAGTCCAAACACCTGTTGCTATGTCTTCCAATATAGTCAGACACATAGCGTTACTGCCGGCATCTTTCCCCAATACAATCATTTTTTCATCTCTGGGAGAATAAGATATATTGGTTGTCCCATCTACAAAATCTACTTGTTGACCAGTAATGCTAGTAATGTTTGCAACTGTCGTTACATCATAAAGAGATGACGTTGCGTTCCAGGTGACCATTGCCACTTTTAACTGGCCTTGTGTATAACCGATCATCCATCTATCACTATCAGTTGTTCTGCCAGCAGTACAATCATCTATATTTGTTTGTGTATCAATTACCTGCTTTGTGCTTCTAGTGTTCCCGGTTCTTGTTGTAACGTATTGCAACGTACAGCGATCACTGTTGTTGTCATCAACGTAAATCCAGACGATCCAATCATTAGTGGGGTCATAAAAAACACCAGCCATCTTACTGGTCATTTGATTCCTATCAGTTCCCCAAGAAATTTCACTCCCAAAAGAAACAACCCCAGCGCTAGTGACTTGAACCAGCCTAGAGTGCTCAGCAGAACCATCCTGATATTCTATTACGAATTGATCATAGGTATTTGTTGCGTCTTTTCCTATGTCATAAAAACCAAACGACTCGCCAGTGCTAGAGCTTATTCGCTGCACCGCGCCTATTGTCGGGCTAGTTGTTATTGAAGACACATCAATAGTTTGTAAATCAATATCTACGTTCTCGTAAACGACAAGGCAAATTTCTGAAGTCTCCACATAACGGAGTTGAACATGGCGGTTAAGGGTTGACGTTCTAGTAAAAATAACGAATTCAGATCCTTTTTCCCAAACCCCAGATTCATTCTTTGTTATAAATCTACCTTCAACATAATAAGTAACGCCATCGTTATAAAGACCCACCTCTAAAAAAGCATCCAGAGTTTTTATATAAGCAATTGCGCTATCATTAAAACTATGCGCGCCTCCAGAAACAGTATCCTGCGTAGAATATACTTCAGGAGTTAAGTCTCCCTGATACAAGGCAAGATAATCAGAATACTGCGGGGTTTTAATCTGTACTTTTTCAATCTCGCCAGAAGAATTCATAGCGACAACATCGTTCGCAGTAATTGCTTCTGCGGCAGTTGCACTAAGAATTCCTGACACTGAATTTATCTGAGTCTGTATCGGGCTTGTCACTCCATCAACATATCCAAGCTCTGTTGATGTTAGCGTTGCAGGGATGCCGTCTAAGACATTCACTTCCGCTGCCGTAGCGGTAACATCGGTTACCTGGGACAGAGTTATGGAAGTGGCGATCGCAGCAGTATCCTGCCATGCGCTCCCGGTATACACCCGCATGGTAGTGCTGACACTATTGAAATACAGGGCTCCAGTTATTAGCGGATCGCCATCGTTGTCAGTTGTCGGATCAGATGACTTCTCACCCAGATACCTATCATCAAAATCATCATAGGTATTCGCCGCATCTGTTGCGCTAGCAGCTGCCGCTGTCGCGCTGTTAGCACTAGCAGTCGCTGATGTAGCACTGTTTGTCGCGCTAGTCGCTGATGCTGTCGCAGAGTTTGCCGCATTAGTCTCTGACGTTGCTGCCGCTGTGGCGCTGTTTGCGCTATTAGTGGCAGAAGTCGCACTGGCAGTTGCAGAGTTGGCTGCATTGGTCT